ATCAGGCCCACGGGGTCGACCTCATCATCTTTGGAGATTAGGTCCTGAATCGTTCGTGTAGCTGTGAACATCTTCCCAATGGTCTGGGATGCCCCAACCACTGACCATCCCAAGATGTCAGATGCTATGATGGGATTGAGTGGAGACATAGTCTCTAGTGACCGAACAAGGTCCTTCTTGTATGCAGAGACATCCGCTGCCATCAGATCTTTGATATCTTGGTTGCATGAGAGGGTGTATACTGATTCTCTACTTATACGTTCCACTGCCTGGATGGGACTAGAACCTCGAGTGAGAGGAAGAGCATAAGGGTCTGTGAAAAGCGCTTCTCGAGAGGGGGCCCTCTCCATCCATTCTCCTGAATGCAAGGCAAATATCCACCTCCTGACCAGGGGGGATCGACCCTGCATTAGCATCAGATGAGCATAGTCCTTTGAGAGGGGATCCGCACCTCCCTTGTATAGGAAGCTTGTGACAGTGGAAGTTTCCAACCCTCCCAGGCTGCCAGGGAAGACGAGAAGAGCCCATATCATGTTGAAATCCATCTCTGCTATTGTGCGGGGAGTCACAATGGATGCCTCCACTGGCTTTGTGGTTTTGAGACATGTGAAGTAAAGAGCAGCATGGAAACAGTATAAGAAATATCCTAGAGTTGGGAGCTTGAGGCTCTCAGCTCCTGCCTGTGCTTGACTAGATAATGCTCCAACAGAAGCTGACACGCTTGGGAAGTCTGCACTGCTATGGGGCATCATCCTGCTGAATGCTTTACAGGAGGTAAAGTATTCAACTCCGTCAATGTAGACATTCTTGCTGTAGGTGATCACTGACGTGGAAGACAATGTCTCATCCGTCTTGACCAGCTGTCCTACCCTGGAGCAACTCTCCTGGATAGATGCTTTGATGTCTGCTGTAAGGCTCCGAACAAACTCATCAGGGTCACAGGAACCAGGCACCTTGACAAAAGCCATCACTGTCTGGTTATCAGCTTGTCCTATCTGGTAGTATCTGAGGCCAAATGATCTCAGAGCTATGTCCATCATGGGGTACGTGCAGAGTGTCCACCCTTTCTGAAATAGTCCCTCTATCCCAACCTCATGATTGAACCACATGAGGGAGCTCTCAGGGCAGTAAGCTGATGTCTCAGGGGTTGTTGCAAGAGACACATGGGGTGGCTCACATTCGCTTGTTCTTACAAGCATGACACACTTCCGGAAGAAATGATGGATCACTGTGAAGGCCCCAGGTAAGCCAAACATGTCCTCCAATGTATATCCTACTGGATCAACTACTTCCGGATGCCAGTGGAGGTTCCATCGAGTAAGATCGACTTCGAGGAATAGCCTGATGTATTCTGATAAGCCGGTGGGTTGAGTGACTTCATGGAAGAGCTCTAGGATCTCTAGTCTGCCTAGAGTCATGGTTTGCGGAGGGATATGTGGGAACACATACTCTGCTAGGTTGGCTTCAGTAACAGCAAAGTAAGCTCGCATTTCGTACACCATCATCCCGAACATCCTTGCTGCCTCCTTGAATTCCCTTTCCTTCGGATACAAGGATACAATGAGCCAGTCGAAGGGAATATCGCCATGTCTCACTTGCTC